TCATTTAGCATCAACATCCTTTTTCATAATTTTTGTGTGGTCAAATAATCCACTTGCTGACAGTCCAATGATGATTCCTTGAAATACATTTGTTTTGATATCTCCGTCCAAAAATAAAACGCCTAGCACAATGCCAAGCGTTAAATTTAATAACGGAACATACTTTGTTTGTAATCCAATTGTTTTTCCAATTTGTGAAAGACCAACTACAATTCCAATTATTACAGTAATTTCAAACATTACATACCACCTCCTTTCATTAAGAAAGTGAGAATGCCACCAACAATTCCGCCAACTATAAGTCGCAAAATCCAGGTAGTATTGGCGCTGATTTTATCTAGCTGTTTGTTGATATTGATAATGTCTTTCTCGTTACCTGTTGTCCTCATTTCTAAACTTTTAATCTCTAAGCGAATGTCCTTAATATCTTGCTTTATTTCTTGAACATCACTTCGTACATCTTGTAACGCTTCCACTTTGACCACCCCTTTTTAGGCAATAAAAAAAGACCAGCTTATGGCTGCTCCGGTTTCTTATCAATTAAATTTTGAAGTAACAGTTGTTCTAAAACTTCAATTCTACTGTTCATTTGTTTATTTTCTTCTTTTAACTCTTGAATTTCAGCATCTTTCGCTTGTTTTTCTTCTTGAAATGCCTTTATTTGAATTGCTACTGAAGAATATATTTCAGCTGCATTTCTTGTTTTTGTAACAAAACACTCAGGAGTATTTTCATCATCTGCAATCCACCCATAGTGAGTTTCTATATCGTTTGTTGTAAGAATTGGGTCCCCTTCAAAACGATTCATTCGCTTCTCATATAAGTCTTCTATATCTGTTTTCAAGTTGTATTGTTGGATTTGAAGTGCCATAATTTTTTCTATTGCGCTAAACTGCACGTCACGAATATTTGTTTTGTATTCACGTTTCGATGCCGTTTGAAAAGCTGATGCTGTAACAGCGTTATATGCACTTCCTGACCCATTTTTAACCTGAAGTGTTTTATATCCCTCAACGTTACCATTTCGTAGCATTACTGTTTGGAATCGAAGGTCTGTTTCAGCGTTGGGCGTTGCAACTATATCAAGCATATTTTTACCTTTTAAGTTGAATACAATGGAAGACTGACTGTCCATCCATACGGATTTAGATCCACCTTTTAATGTTATTCCACCAGCAGAGTCTACCCAAAATGCGTTCGATGGATTAGATACTGTGAAGGTAGCACCGTTGGCTACTTCAACCCAATATGATCCATTTTTTGCATACTGACTTATACCTTTTCCAGAAGTGATAATTGTATGCCCACCAGAATTGACCTCTGTATTTTGATTACTTTTCATAAACAAAGCCCCACCAGTAAGAATATCTACGTGGCTAACAGAATCTAAACGAATTGTATTAGTATAGGCGCTAAATTGTTTATCAGACCTTAGGGTAACTCCGTTATTACCAGTAATATAAATATAGTTATCTCCATTAAGAGATACATCCCCTTTTGTATCCACATTTAATTTAGCGCAATAATGTGGAGTTTGATCCGCATCATAACCTTTTACAATACCAAAGCTACCGGTATAGTAATTTTCTCCTTTCACTGGGAATTGAGATATTGTTAAAGTACCATCGCGGAAACGTGATGTATCCACATCATCATGCATAAGTATTGTTGGTTGTATTTGGCTATCAACAGCTCTTTTGTAATAGCCAATAAACATTCGCGTTAAATTCGATTCCATCAAGCGTATGAATTGTTTTTGGATGTGTACATAGTTAGTACCGTTGTCTGTCCGTACTGTAGAACCAACTATCTCTCCACCACGTACTAAGTTACCGTTTAGCACACCCGTTGTAATGAAATCAGCGACAATCCTTCCATCCATTGTGATTGCCGTATTATAGGGTCCATTAATGCCTGTGGAGGAATAACCAAATCCATTGATATTCCATTGCCACACTTTTTTAGCGGTTCTTTCATCAGCTGTATCCATAATCAAAATTCTTTCTGGATATATACGAACATGGCCACCGAAACCGCTATTGATTAAATTCGTAGCATTTTCGCGAGCTTGTTCTAATATTGATTTTTCCATTCCTTTAACGTTGTTTTTAATACCATTGACGCTATTTCTAATATCATTGAAGTTATTCTCAACATTATCAACTCTGCCTGTTATATCAACGAATGACTCTTTAAAATTGCCTAATGTCAATTCGATATACTCTTCATAGATCGGGTCGTATTTGTAATGATTAACTTTAGCTTCAATTTCGAAACCGTCTTCTTCATGTATAACTGTTACTGTATCTCCCATATATACACGTTGTAATACCGCCAAATCTTTATACTCTTCAGTTTGAGATAGCTCTTGAAACTCTACTTTATATGTCGCTTTTGGATAATCAACATGTTGTTCATCGTACATTTTTTTTGCGGCATTGCGTAACATTTCATATGCTTGTGGTAACGGAACTGCGTCTTCGTCGTCAGCATAATCACCAATAGCTGCTTTAATGTGTTCAAATTCAACAACTCTAATTTTAGGTTTAATATATTTACTAGCGTTATAGCTTTCCACGTACTTTTCTGGTAACAGTAGTCCATCAAAACCTTTAGGCATCATTCGAGTTATAACACCTTGCCAATCTACATCGCCTTCATATCCTAATAAATCTTTTTTGTGTTGAATAACAACACCGCGATCTTTTCCACGTTCTCTTAGCATGTGGACGGTGAAATTATCCCTTTTTAATTCCCCGCCCCAACGACTAAGAAAAGAGTTGTCCTGGCTGTTATCAAGTATTGCTTCGACTGGGTTTTTTCTAACCAAACGAGAACTAGAAATTGTATTGATATCACTAATGAAATTAAAATTAGTGTTATATTGCATACGTTCTTTCATTTGTTGTAATGCTGCTTGTCCGCCCTTTTCTTGAATAAATGTATCTTCAATCAAGTTATCAACGAGATCATAGAATACGTGATAACAAAATACGTGTAATTCACCCATAGAAGGTGCAGGTCGTGCTACACGAAACAATTGATTGCCATCAGGTGTTGGCGCTTTGATTAAACATTGACCACCTATTTCTAATCCGTGCGGAGCGAATAACGGATATTTAAAACTTAAGACATATAAACCATTTAATTCTTCTTCAATAACTGCATCGTAAATATTATCGTCTAAAATACCTATACCATTGTGAGTAAAATCCGTTTCAGTTGGTTTATATAATGTAATCATAAGTAACGCCACCTCGGGTCAATTTGTAACTTTGTAACAGTTCCAGTCCATTTTATTGTGTTTGCACCTTCAGAGAATGTGGGAAAATTACCGATCATATTACTATTCATCGGCGTAGTGTTCGAATATGCTTCTTTTAACTCGGAATCAATTACTACTGAACTATTTACATTTTTAATTAAGAATGAAACATCATTTATCGTAACAGTAATTGATCCACTACCATAAATCGTTATTTTAGGTAATGAATACTTAGTGCCCGAGTTTACAAGAGTAGTTGTCTTAGTTATTTCCAAAGGTTGTAGAATAGCGTATTCGAATGGATCAGCTACAAAAGTAACTTCGAATTGTCCATATTCTTCTATTTCATTAGCGATACTACCTATTTCCACACTTTTTATTTTTCTATAAACGTTATCATCTGTAAAAGAAAGGGTTTTAGCGTTCAATAGCCACGCTTTTATACGTCGTAACAATGGTTTGATGTTATAATCTTCTAACAAGTTAAAGTCAATCTTGAAAGTAACGTCTTCATAACCATTTTTCTTTGTTAATGATCCGTTTTCTCTACCAGGAACTTCAATAAACTCTATTTTTTCTTTTGCTGTTGGTATGTCAGGGCGCTCTACCATACAAAGAAGATAGTCACGACCTAATATTTCATTTATTCGAATATCAACCACGTCGCGCCCTCCCTATACCGATATTTAACATTTGTCCTTTCTTTGCAAACCAATCATCAGCTTTTTCAAACATTTTATTTAGATCACTTTCATTTTTAACAGTTGTATTAAAAGTCACTTCATTTTTAATTTCTTGTGGTTGTTGTTGCTGATTAGCGTTAACACCTTTACTCAATGACAATGAATTGTTAACAATGTTAGGTAAATTAGAAAGAATACCATTGCCACCTATTGTTTTAGTAATCCTTTGTACCGTATCTCCTAGTGCACCTCCAGAAGAGAATGGAGCTAATGGAACGCCTTGATTTAAATTAACAGCTAATGCCCTTGGCGCTGCGAACGATGCAGGCGCTGCGAATGATGCTGGGGCAATTCCTTGATTTCCTGTATTATCGTTAACACTTATAGAATAAGAACTGCTAAATGGATTTAATTTGTTTAAAATGCCACCAGCTTTATTCCACGCTCTTGTAACCGTATCGATAATACCGTTCATTACTCTTATAATAGAATTCCAAAGATCATAAAAGAAACCAACTACACTATTAATCGGTTTGTAAACACTTTGAAGGATATCTGAAACATAACTCCAATTGCTACGCACGATGTTAGAGATATAATTGAATGTTCCAGACACGCCAGAAGACAACCTATCCCAAGCGCCAGTTACATTAGATACGACATTGTTCCAAATACCAGAAGTTATGGCATAAACTACATTCCAAGCGCCTTCAATTCTGCTTTTCACTTCATTTACTGCATTACTAATATTCGAAGTTATCGTATTCCAAACTCTCGAAATAGTAGAAGTTATTTCATTCCATTTGTTGGATGTTGTATTTTTAGTTGAAGTCCAACCGCTTGTAACAGTATCTGTTGCTTTATTTATCTTGTTCCTAATATATCCAACAATCTCATTCCAAACATCAGAAATAAACGTCGAAACCGCGTTCCACGCCTTTGATGTTATATTTAATACGTAATTCCAACCTTCCTGTATTTTAAGTTTTATAGGGCCCAAAAATTCATTTACAGTATCAGTGATCCATTGCCATGCTTCACGGATTATATTAGTAATCCAATTCCACGCTGTACTGGTTGCACTTGTGATTGCATTCCACAATTCTGTGATAGTGTTAACTAATATATCTCTATATTCTATAAAAGTAGAGGAAATAGCATTCCAAGCTTCTTCGATGTAAGGTTTAATCCATTCCCAGAATTGTGTTACCGGTTCTTTTATTAATTCCCATCCTAAAATGAAAGCAGTTAATAACAACTGTAAAGGGAATGTTATGATTTGGAATAGAATATTCCAAGCTATTTGCGCGATCTCTTTCAAACCTTCCCAGAATGCTGAGAAACCTGATTTTACAGCTTCCCATGCGTCAGAACAAATTTGTTTGAACGAATCCCATGTACTTGAAAACCATTCAATCGTTGCTGTCCACATTTCATTTGCTATGTTGCCAACTTCAGCCCAAAAGTTATTCCAATTATTTTTAAACTCTTCCCATTGTTGACTAAACCATTGCGATATCATATCCCATGCCATTTGAATCGATTGGGTTACATTATCCCAACCTTTAGAACAAGCATCGCTAATTGTTGTCCACAATTCTGACATCCATGTTGAAAATTGGCTCCATTTTTCTTTAAGCCAATCTGTAATACCTCCCCAGTTGTTAAATATAGCTATAACTGCTACGACTGCTGCTATTATTGCAGCTATTGCGGCTACAACTAATGCGACAGGAGCGCCAACAAATGCAGCTATTACGGTGACTACTATCCCTATCGCTTCAGCTATAGCTGAAATCCAACCTATTAGAGTACCGATAAAACCAATTACCGAACCGACGGCGGTTATTATCGTCCCTATGGCTGTTATCGTAGCTCCTATGACTATTAATAACGGGCCAATTGCCGCCGCTAATGCCGCAATAATTACGATTGTTTGTTTAGTTTTAGGATCAAGTTTAGAAATCCAGTCCATTAATTCTTTTAATTTTTCAACAACAGGCATTAACGCAGGTAATATTTCAGTCCCGAATTGCACGGCTAAAGTATGAAGTGTTTGTTGTAATTCTTTGAATTTATTTTCCGGTGTGTTCTCCATTTGTTCAGATAAATGTTTAACCTCTCCGGTAGCATTCCGGGCATCATCAGACATTTTTTTAAGCTTTTCGCCGCCACTATGAACAAGTATTTGCCACGATGCTAAATGTTCTTTACCGAATATTGTAGCGATTGTAGCGTTTTGTTGTTCTTGTGTCATTCCTTGTAAACCGTGTTCAAGTTCGTCCATGACTTGAGGTAATTGTTTCATTTGTCCGTTTGCATCAAATGCACTGAATCCCATTTTCGCCATAGCTTTAGACATAGCCTTTGTTGGCTTAGTTAAGTTAACGAAACCAGATTTCAAAGCCCTTGCCGCTACAGACGCTTCAATACCATTAGATTGTAATAAACCTACAGCAGAAGCGGTTGTTGATAAATCTTGTCCAGCTGAATTTGCAGTTGGCCCAATAATTGACATTGCTTCTGTTAGAGAATGAACGCTAGCTTTTGTATGGTTAGCTGTATAAGCGAATATGTCAGCCATCTTATTGATACCAGCTATATTCTGCTCAGCGTTATTTGTTTTTTGTCCTGTAGCTTCATAAGCAGATCCTAATCCGTCCACAGTTTTTGATAAATCTTCATTCGCGCCACGGGCAGTATGGAGAGAAACAGTCATGATTCGCATCGCTTCTTCTGCTGTGTAACCGTCTTTAACTAGCACAAGTAAACCTTCATTTATTTTTTCGGTACTAACACCAAACTTTTGAGAGTTAGCAAGGGAACTATCCCACATTCTGCTCATAACGTCGTTAACTTGTTGAGAAGTTAACCCTGTTGCGTTTACCTCTTTTCGAATATCAGCCATTTCATGTTGGAATTTCGATGCTTCTTTTGCAGCGTAACCCATGGCGCCAGCTATAGGAGCTGTCACTTTCATTGACATGTCTTTTCCTACACTAGAAACACTTTGACCGACTTCTTTTACTTTATTACCGAATTCTTGAACGTGTGATTTAGCTGTTTTAAAGCTGTCTCCAACTCTTCTTTCTAGAGCTTGCGTTTCTCTGCCTAGTTCAATTTCAGCTTGTCTTGCCCTATTTAATTCGGTTTCTAACCTTTTAACTTCTTCAGATCCAGCGCCGAATGCAGTTTTAGCATTATTTAATTGTTGCGCTAAATTTCGAGACTGTTCACCAGCGTTTTGTTGCGCTTGCTTTAAATAGTCATATTGTAATTTCGCCTTGGAAGTTTCCGAAGCGTTCTTTCCTAGTGAAGCTGCTTGGAGATCGTACGCCGATTTTAATTTATCAGCTTCAGTTTTTAAACTGAAATGGGCCGTTTTCAAACCTTCTAACGCTTGCTTTGACTTACCTATTTCACTATTTCGTAATGCTTCAGCTTGTTTAGCTTCTTTTAATGATTCGGTAGTAGTTTTTATTTTGTTAGAAATTTCAGTTTCAGCAATTTGTGCACGTCGTAACGCTTCTTCAACCTTCTTTGTTTCTGTTGCATTTTCTCCCCACACTTGTTTTGTTCTTTGAAGTTGTTCCGCTGTCTCTCTTGTTTTGTTTTTAGCGATATCATATTGCTTCTCAAGTGTGGATAACGAAGTCTTATATTTATCAACATCAGTTCCGGTTAACTTCATTTGTGTTTGAGCTAACTTTAACTCTTGTGTTAAGGCTCTATTCGCCTGATTCATTTCGTTTATCTTAGATTTATAATCAGCGGTGTCAGCCTTAAATTTAATTATGGTTTCTTTTGAAGGAGTAGCCATTTATTTTCCACTCTCCTTTTCTTGGATATAGGCTTTCCACCCTTCGTAAGCACTTTTGTTTTCTGCTATTCTTTGAACATCCCTTAAGGGTAAATTCCAAAAGTCACTTTCCGATATTTCAAAAATAAATACGTATAGACTGTATAAGTCCACAACGAATTCAATTTCGAATTTAGGAAGTTTTAAGCCTTTTTTCCGGCTTTTTGTTGAAAACCTTTTGCCATGTTGTTTTTAGCTTCTTTTTTCATAACTGCACCGAAATAATCGAACGCCTCTGACATATCAACTTCATATACTTCCATGAATGCTTCAAATTCCATATATCCAGTAGGATTTGCTTGACGATAAGCCGCATAAACAATACGGAACGTATCTAATAAATCAATGTTCTGAATTCCGCCAGCGTTTAATAAAGTACTTAAAAATCCTTTATCGATAATGCCTTCTTTTTCTAATTTGAATAATGTTAAAGCTGTTAAGTTAGGATTCGCCTTCACTACTTCACCATTTGATAACGTAATTTCTTTTGTCATGTAATTTCTCTCCCTATAATCAAAATTAAAAGGCACTCATAAAGAGCACCTTTGATAGAATTTATTTTGTTTGTGCTGTTTTTCGTAATTTAGCCGAATCAAATTTTGTCATCCATTCTTTTGCAACTGTTTCCGGTAGTTCGATACCTTCATAATAGAAACGACCGAATTCGTCAGATAACGCTGTTACTTCTAATTCTACTTCGGCTAGTTCTTCAGCACCGTTTTCTACACTCTTAACAAAACCTGTTGCACTTGTACAATTAGGGAATGCGATTAAACGTGTGTTTTCTTCGAATATGTCAAGCTCTTCCGCAACGAACGCAAAATCTTTTCCTAAGCTGTCAATACCATATGAGTAAACGCCATCGATCAACCCTTCGTTTGTAATACCAAAAATGTTACGAATAACCTTTAATTGCATGTGACCGCTAATTTTTACATTCATTTGTGTTGGTTTTGATTTTTTCTTTTGAGTAAAGCCGCCGCATTTCTTTTCAACTGATTTAATTTCTGTTTCTGCATCTAATTTACCTACACAACCGAATGGGTCAGTTACATGTTCACCTTTAAAAAGTACACTAGCATTTTTAATCTCGACCGCATCAAATACATCAACTGTAACTGGCATATTATTGCCCTCCTAAAGTTTTATTTATTTCTTCTATTAAAGATTTATTTAATTCCTCAATAGAGTAATCGACCTTTTTATCCACACCACGCTCCATGAACTTTTTGGCCGCCTTTTTCTTACTTGTACCTAATCCCAAATCAGGGAAAACTAAATATCTATATTTCGATTTTGGTTTTAATGTTAATGTTAAATTCTCTTTGTTATCGTCATTAATAGATTGATATAGTTTAGCGTGGGCTTTCTTTCTATTCGATATAGGCATTAAGCCAAGAACTGATTTTTTCATTACTGGTGCAATTCTAGACTTTAAATCTTCATTTATTATCTTTTCCGCAACGTTTGGTAATCGCTCAATGTTTCTTTGCAAAGATTCAAATTTAGAAGCATCAACACTAAAATTAGCAGGCATATTTTACATTCCTTGTAAGCTCGAATGTTAATACATCAACAAAAAACTCTGTATCTTTCTTCCTCATTTTTTCTTTGAGCGATTTATTACATGTGTGGCCAGTTTTACTTAGTGAACTCATAAACTCAACTTGCAATACATCTAAGTCCTCACGATTTTCCGAAAAATAATAAACTGTTACATCTTGTGTAAATGCGCTTGCCCCCGCTCTAACAAACCCACCTGTTTCAAATACAACATGGTTGATTGTGGATAGATTCGCTTCATCCTCCTGAACTGTGTCCTGGTATACTTCTACAGTGTGGAAGAAAGACTCTAAATGCTGGACTAGTTTAGTATTAAACTTTTCAATTAAATCATTCAGTGTCATCTAGACCACCTACCTTTTGCAAGTATAAATACATGCTATTTTTAAAACGATCCGCTTTAATGATGCTATAAGAATGTCCTCGTAATTCAATTATTAGGCTGTCCACATCCTTATTCTTGAACATAGGAGCGTATAATGTTTCAATCTTCATATCTAACTTTTTATCAATACTTTCAGCGTATTGAATATCAACTTCACGACACGAAAGTTCCGAAAATCTAAGTTTGATAATCTCAACATTTTCACGTCCGATTACTTTTTTAGCGCTATTCCGGATTGTTTTACTTTCCTTAACGCTAATAAGTCCATCATTAAAGGTTTTTCGATGTTGTTCAATCCCCATTGTTCTTTTTCCTTTCATCGATTGCGACGTGTAATATCAATCGTGAAAGTGGTTGTCTAAAGTTACTTTCGAAACTATCTAATGCATTGTTGTATTCATAACGAATACGGTTAATAACTAGCTCCCTTGCGGATAAATTGACGGCTAGATCAAGTTCAGCGCCTACTAAATCATTAATATAGTAAACGGAACGATCTATAAGCTTTATGATGTCCTTGTCTTCTTCATCCCAAGTGATTGCTAGTGCATGTTTTACATCTTCTAACAAATCAAAAGGCGACTGTAACGTCGCCTTTGATTGATTGTCACTCATAAAGGATCACTCCCTATTTAGTAGGTGCTGGAGTAGTCACCGCTGTACCTGAGTCTTTCATTTCAGAAATATCATAAACTAAGAATGATTCATTTTCTTCAGCACGACCATTAGCGTACATTTTAGCGATGTATAAATCTTCGTCTTCGATAGCGCGTGTTTGATCGTAAACGTCTAAACGTTGTGCTCCACCTAATCCAAGGAAGTAATCTTTTGCCATACCAGCGATTAATTTACCTTTAGGAACAGCATTTGATTTAACGATTTTACCTGGAATCGGAAGAACGTTATAAGTGTAAGTTCCATCCATGTTAGGGCGTGTAGTATAACCATAAATTTTAGACCAGTAGTCTACAGGGTTAACGATTAGTAACACATTAGATGGATTACGTTTACCATCTTTAGTAAGTAGAGCCATGATATTACCTAAAGTGTAAGGATTAAGGTCTTTTAACTTACCAGTATCGGCTTTATCAGCATGTACGCCCCCTGTAACAGTTAATAAATCTTTCATCATGCCTACAGGTTGATCTTTACCAGTACCACGAACGATAGCTAATTCTAAAGCGATTTTTAAAGATTCAACTAATACAGTTCGAACGTAGCGATCTAACCAAGTCGGGCCAAGGTCTAACATTACTTTACATACAGGCATAAATGCTGATAATTTGTATTCCTCAATTTTAATCGTTTCGAAACCTTCATCTAAAAGTTCTTTGTGAGCCGCGCACAATTTACCCCAGAAGGCAGTTTGGATATCATCTTTTTTCAGAATCCATTCAGTTAAAGCACCGACGTTAACAAATGTAATTTCAGATAATAATTCATGATTTTGAACTAAGTCTTCAAATACTCGTTCGATAACAGTTGCAGGTACTAATGCTTCAGTACCTGCAAAAGAGTTACCTGCAATTACTTCATTGTAGTATTTCGTTTCTTGACTAGTTAAAGCACGTCCACCACGAGCAGCTAAGATAGCTTGATCGCTAGATTGTACTGATGCTTGTGCTAAAATTTTTTCTTGAATACCTTGAGCGAATGCAACTAACGCATCATTCACCTCTTCATCTGAACCAGATGCTAAAACCTTACTTAAATTTTGTTGATTTTCAAATTTCGTTTCTAAGTCTTTAATCATTGTAAATTACCTCCTACAGTTTAATAGATTTTAATAGTGAAACCATAAAGTTAGCTGATTTTTCAGCGTTTTGAGTACGTTTGTCACCTTCGTTTTCGATAGATGCGATGATGGGTTGTTCTTCAACTTCATTTGTAATTACAGATTCACTGTCCACACTTGATTGTATTGAATCAGTGATTACGTCACAGAAACCGAATGACTTAGCTTTTTCAGCGGTCATATAAGTTTCGTTGTCTAGAAGTGTTTCTAGTTGGAAAAACTCACCGTTAAAACGGCTGTTATAAGATTGAATTAACGCTTCGTCAACGTCACGTAGCATTTTAGCTTGCTTCTCTAATGAGTCAGCATTACCGAATGCATATGTCGATGCACGATGTACCATCATAGTGGTATTAGAAGGCATTTCGATTTTATTAGCACCCATCGCAATTAATGAAGCGGCTGAAGCGGCTATACCATCAATAACGGCAGTTACATTAGAAGGGTGATTTTTTAAGTAGTTGCAAATTGCAATCCCTTCAAACGCATCGCCACCATTTGAATTGATGTGAATTTCAATGTCATTTGTAACACCATCTAACATTTCTCTTACACCTTGAGAAGAAATGTCACCGAAAGGAGCTTTACCAACATTCCCATACATATAAATGACTGATTTACTATTGTCCTGTTGATTGTTGTCCATCATTAGGAACTTCGGTTGAATCTTTTCCATTTCCAATATCTTCACCCCCTTTCATAGTTCCGCTTATCCTTGCTCTCTCATAGTTCTTAGTAACATAACGTTCATTAGCCCAATCTTCTTTTATTTGTTCTTTTCCTAAACGTTCTAATACATCGTTTATGCTCATGCCACCGACTGCAAATAGCTTGTCAACGGAATTAGCAAACTTAGTAAGATCGAACAATTTGAAGTTGTCCATGTTGAATCTAATGTATGTTTTACTTAAATATTGCTCTCTAGAGAACATCTTCTTGTTATATTCGTTAGTAATCATTTCCCCTATTGGTCTTACTGCGAATATGATAAAGTTATCTAAATCGCCAGTAGGATTACCGGTAGTTGAAATGCCACCTTCACTTATTCCACTTAGTAATGAAGGAGGAATGTGGAAGGCAGTTGCCACGAAATCTAACATATCTTTTGCAAGGTTTTTGATGTCCCTCGTATCTAAATTACGTGGGTCCTTGCTTTGATCTTCCATTTGTACGTTGTCAGGTAAGAACATGATTGCTGCTAACTTTTCAGGATTCATATAATCTTTTGCTTTCTCTTCAAAAAGTTCTTGCGAAGCTTTTCCATTTTCATCAGTTAACGAATTCATGAAACGGCCTCTGAACAAATAACGTATTCTTCCATTGCCTTTGTAATCTGACATCGCTTTAGCTAGTAATAGTCCATATGAACTATATAAACTATTAATCACGTTGTTTATTGACTCTACAGAAAGGCTCAAGTATAGAACGTCTTGTTCTCTAAATTCCTTCGTTAAAAGCTGATTGTTAATCGAAACACTTTTATAAACATACTCATTAAAACCATTCGTAGTTTCACGATGAAACGATTCAGCTATCCACAGTTCCTCACCTATAGGTAAAATTAACGCTTCCTTTTCGTAAATTAACTGATGGACAACCTTATACCAAAACTCATGGGCATTTTCATTCTTATTTGGTGCCACATTTAATTGGTAGTAGTTCAAACTTCTTTTTAACTTGCCACTTCTATATGTTTCAAAATCACAAGCTACTAAACTACGAGCAATTAAATCGATAGCAGCGTTAACATACAATTTCTTGTAAGCAATTTCAGCTTTAAGTGTCATCACACTACAATCAACATCCGGGACTGTTCCATTATCACTTTTTCCTAAAAAGGTTTTAAAAACATTACGAATTCCCATTTTTTCACCCCCTTTCTCAGAATGACCATACTTGCATATCGTTTAAATCGACTGCATAGTCTTCAAGATCACCGTCGAAATTGAGCGCATGTGTGAACGCAAAAAACCCGTCAGTTTTTCTTTTGACAGGGTCGATTTTTTTATATTCTTTTGAGCCATTTCCTAGTTCGTCCACATAAACATTCCCGCAATACCAACGCATAACAGGATCGTCGTGGAAAACAATATTATGATTTATGAATAGATGTTGGATTAATGGGTCTAACATAGCATGAATGTACTGCCCGCGCCTTACTATCTCAACTCTTTCGTTAAAACCAGCTTCTTCTAATAAAGGTTTCAAGATTACAGAACGGAATTTATCAATCGCGATACGCTTAATGTCGTATGTTTTCGATTTTTCTAAAAACCAATTGATAACACGTTTGGGCTCGATTTCTTTATCATAGACGATGGTGAAGAGTCCTTTTTCCACACCTATATCTATAATATCTTGATTAATATCCTGCATTTTCAATGCCTGATGCCATATAAAGGTATGGTGAATCCAATAACGCTTCCCTTGCCGTTTGAATAGCAAACCGACGCTGCAGAAATCGCGTAATTCTGCGTAATCTACACCACCAATACATTCATATTTGTGTAAATCATCAGGTAAAGGTTGATCTGTTGCAAGAAGATCCTCATAAGTAGCGATTTTATGTTGAAATAGCTGCTTCGGAATGTTCATCCGTTTTGTCATGAATTCAACATGCATAGGAATGTTGGTTTGACAATCGGCCCATTCTTCTTTCATCGTTTCGAATAATTCCATATTATCTCGAATAGAAGGATTGGCTTTTTCCCAGTTTGCAATATCTTCGACTTCTTCTTCGGAGTCTAATTTGCAGATGAAGGGGAATAACTTACTCCTTTCAACTTCGCCACTTAGAATCATTCGAGCCTTCTCTTTCATATCATCCAAAACGCCACCACGGACATATCCATCCGTTGTTAAATAGAAAGTTCGTCCATCTTTAACTTTACCCAAGGCTGAACGGAATACTTTAATCGATTTATAACCTTCATATTCATGAATTTCATCGAACCAAACTGATCCAGGACGTCGTCCATCTTTCGTTCTAGCATTAGAAGTATTGAATTTCATGTGAGATTTGTTTGTTTTATGTTTAATTAGTACCTTTGTAGCACTAAATGATCTCTTTAAAACCTTATTTGCAGGATTTTCTATTACTTCCTTCACGTCATCGAATGTAGTTTTTGCTTGTTCTTCAGATGTCGCGATCCATTCAATGTGATATCTATCTATACCAAACTGTTTAGATAGCATATAGAAGTTTAAATATCCGGCATATCCGTTTTTACCACCGCCACGTCCCATCAGTATTAATATTTGATTCCAAACAAGACGGTTGGTGTCCTTATAACGAACGCCGAACACACAAGCGTTAACAAAACGTTGCCATGCGAATAATTCGAATGGAAAATATTTAGCTGGGATATTAACACTATCCTCAATAGCTTGAACATCAACATAAACATTTGGATCATCTAAAGTTTTTCGAACTAAGGTCATTAATTGTTTTTGTTCATTACAAGAACGGATAGATCCGCTTTCCACAGCATGCATGTACTCACTAATGAAAGGATGATATTTATAAGGAAGATTAGACTTCTGCATCATCGTCATCCTCCTCACTTACCGCCTTAAGTCCTAACTCGTTAAGAATCTTTAACATTTGCGTGTTAGTTTTATTCAACTCGTTAATGCTATCGTTTTTTTTCATAAATCCATTAGCGCCTAGTACAGATACACCGCGATCTTTTACATCAGCTATCAATCTGTTTTTTATATCCCAAAATGACATATAATCTTCTACTAAATCCATAAAATGAGCGTGTATGATACCGTTCGTGCCGAGTTGTTCATATAAATCATCTCTTATTTTATTTCTAAGCGTTTTTTCTCTGTTTTTTTGAAGTTTTGCAACCTTTTCCGAAACATTTTTTAGACCTTTTTCATTTATCATGTCTTCCCAATAACGGCTGCGCCATGATTTAACAGTGCTAACAGATACGCCATATTTATCCGCGATATCCTTGTATTTAACACCTTCTAAGAAATCTTTGAACGCTAATTTATATTTACTTTGTTTTCCGCTCACAATATCACCACCCCGCTTTTTCATTGGATTTTTTCGAAGATTAATTTTAAAAATGACACTTGTAAAGACGAGAATAATCATGTATAGTTTTACTTAGAAGGAAACTGTGGCGACGGTCCACTGATTACAAATACATATCGAAAATTTTAATCATCCCAGAGAAGGGATGGTATTTTTTTTGCCTTTTTTTCTATTCCCACGCGCGTAACGCGAAAATAAAAAGAGAAATCCCCCCTCGCGTTGCTCGGTCCCCCAGCAAAATTGTTTCTATATTTTACCCGGGGGGTGTCTCAGGAATTTTATTTTTATTTAATTCTTTCTCTATCTTCTTATTTATCTTATCGATAACAATGATATTTAAATTGCAAATCATTAAAAGAACAAAAAGAATGTTTATAAGTAAGTTAATCATTTGATAGCTAAACCAAAGAACAGCTCAGCATATTCAATAACAATGTGAGCTTCTTTTAATGACATGTTTAGATAATGTTCTAACCAATGTTCACGTAGACTTTTCTTTACTGTTTCAAGTGTAGTCTTCTCACATGCTCTTGGATTACATATGTGACGTACCTGTTTGTATGTTGTGTAGATGTCACGTTGAAACTGTTTGTACAGTTCACCTTCTGATCCGTACAATCCCTTATCGACTTCAGCATTCCACATTCTTTCAATGAAACCCAAGTCATATATGTTACCTTGTATCATTAGGCTGTCCACACTTACCACCTCTCTTCATCTACTATCGTGCAGCGCTTCTTCAATATGTTCTTCTCTTTGTTATGTTCCTTGTTATGACACTGAATGCATAGTGTTTCTAGATTGCTTAATGTATAAGCTAAGTCTGGTCTGTCACGTAACTCCTTGATATGGTGAACGTTACGACCCTTGCTATACTTACCTTTGCGCTTGCACTCCTGACACTCGTTATTGTCTCTCTCTAATGCCTTAATCCTAATGTTCCTTCTCCAATAAGGATGCTTATAGAACTTAATGATATTATCTTGTTCATACAACCTTTTTATCTCTTGCACTGATAATGGTTGTATCATTTGCTTCCTTCCAAACTTAATGTAAATGTAACGTTAACCTTACTTGTATTGTGGCTTTTGTTTATTCCAATGAATAAAGTATTTTCATTAGCAAAAGGAGCTAAACTCGTTAATTCAAATCCAGCCTTCATTAATGCTTCTTTGCATCCTAAATAAGCTACAACCTCTTCTGACTTACTCATATCTACAGTAACAACCGTTGTCGTTTTTACTTCCATCCTTCATCCTCCTCCAAAATAAAAAGCACCCAAATGGATGCTTTTTTATAGATTATTAATTTTCACTTTAATTCCGGTACGTGAAGTTTCATCCTTTTTCCAGTCACTTAATGATGATTTGCTGATGTGTACCAACAATATTAAGTAACTGGAAGAAGAGCAAAGCTCTCCCCTAATAACGGTATCATTCAATCATTACCATCTGCTGGTTTCGGATTTTATGTGCCATCATTATGCAACCGTTTAGACAACATATAGATTATAAAGGAACATTATGAGTTGTGTTTTCCGCCACTTCTCACAATACAAATATATCACGTTGATTCCAAAACAACTGGCACATTTCCTGCCAAAAAGCGGTCACGACTCTGCCACTTTATTCGGTTCAAACGATTTTAATATCAGTGTAGACTTGAGTAATTGAAATAATTTAAGAATGTCTATTTTAGATACTGAATCATAATCATAGTAACCATGCGCTATCGCATTTCGATTTAGTTCATGTCCTAATTGCTTTGGTATATTATCAAATGTTTTCTCATACATCCGAAACACAGATAGTGCGAAAATTTTACTTAAATTCTCTTTTTCTATATGATTATACTCTTTAGGAGCAATCTTCTTTTTAACTCCCCATATATCTGGTTTAAGATTAACTACTATTTTTTCCTTCTTTATATAGCCCAAACACCAAAGTTTAACAACGTGTTCAAAAGCTGCAAAAAGAGGCATCGCACACAATTTATATAATCCAACCTTATAAGCTTCATAAGTTTCTAGAATTAGAGTTGCATGAAGTTCATATATAGGATCTTGTACTATCTCTTCTATAAAAGAATCTATTTTTTCATCCACGTATTCGGATAAGCCATCTTTTGTTATCTTTCCATTTGCTAAGGCGATTGCAATATCCATATCTAAACACCAATAATCCTCTACTTGTTCCGCTAATATCTGATTTAAGTCTTTCCCTAATTCTGCTACTACTTCACGCATTGAGTCCCAATCGATATTATTACATAGCTCTATTATCGCTTGGATTTGCTCATGCCACATCTTTTGTGCCTCAATTATTTGTTGATTCTGCTTATACCATGATTGTGCCATATCAATCGTTTGTTGATTCTGCTTATACCATGATTGTGCCGTATCAATCGTTTGTTGATTCTGTCTATACCATGATTGCGCTATATCAATTGCTTGTCGATTCTGTCTATACCATGATTCTTGCGCTTCGATTATTTGTTTAGCTTCTTCCTCAATTGTTTTATTGACATCTCCTTTTTTATTTCTCATTAGTAAAACACCCCTTTTCAATTCATATTTTATCATTAAAATATAAGTGATAAAACATTCCCTTTGACTTACCCATATCTTATATTGTGTGTAACTGACCCCTTCGCCAAATCCCTTGATATCATTGATTTCGTTTCACTTTCTCTTTTGAGTTACACAGTACAAGATTTATGAGTAACTGTATAGGGATACCACCAGCATTTTGCAAAATAACCTAAGCTATGCGGAAAAATAAAATAAGCTGCCCATATGGACAGCTTATTTACATAATTATCGTTATCAAAAGTAACATTTAACTCGAAAATAGCTAATTTTATCAGTTGTTGAATGTTTGAAAAAAATCAAACCAATGATATTGTTGAGATCCTTTGGCAATTTCTTGCTGTGATGACTATCATAGTGACTTTTTCTCCAGCAACAACTATTAGTAGCTAATTACCATAAGGACTTATTTTTGAAATTTGCTATTTTTTAGAAAGTGTGTTAATTTAAGAAAGACCTATTTTTGTTTGGCTTGAGATTAAGAATAAATTTTGTTTTTCGTCTAAGGTATTTGAGCAAGGGTAGTAACATATGTGTGGGTATCCACACTAGGAGGCAACAATTATGGAACAAGGTAAAGTAAAATGGTTTAATGCAGACAAAGGTTTTGGATTCATCGAGCGTGAAGGTGGAGAAGACGTATTCGTACATTTCTCAGCTATCCAAATCGACGGTTTCAAATCTTTAGACGAAGGACAAAGTGTAACGTTTGAAGTAGAAAAAGGACAACGTGGCCTACAAGCTACTAATGTTCAAAAAGCTTAATATTAGCTGATGAAAGACCCTCTTGTAGGGTCTTTTTTTATTTTGTTACAATATTCCGAATACAACTTTTTCAAGGGGATTTTGGGTGCTTAACTTTTAATAAAAAAGAAGATGTTAAAAATCATAGTTTTAACATTATGGGCTTTTTCTTTTAGTTATCTTGCAATTAGGGGTCTCGCCACATGCCCATCAAGCTAAGATTTTTAATTCCCCCCAAACGAAAATTTTAAGCATCGTTATCGGAAGTTATTCTAATACGATAGAATCTCCAACATTCACTTTTCCTGGTTTTATAACTGATGCATAGACTCCAAAATGATTATTTCTTTTTTGTACAACAGTTTTTAAGAGAGTTTTTTCCAATGTTAATGTGTTAGGATCAATAGTAATAATCATGCAGCGTTCACAGTGTCTTACTATTTTTAGTTCTACTTCTCCTATACGTATACATTTTCCAAACCATGTATCTTCTGCAAAAGGAATATTTTCATATAATGAGAATATCAAGTTTGGACGAAATCTTCTATGGTTCACATCTTGTCCCCACATCGTGCTCATTTCTTGTAATGACGTATCAGTCACAATTAATATATGTTCTTCTTCAATTGCACCTAGAGGTACTTGCTGGGGTGAGTATTGTATATCTTTAATTTTACGATCTGATTTTTGTTCTAATTCTGTAAGTAACTCTTGATCTCCCCACTTGTATATTTTTCCTTCAGGAGAAACGATTTTGATTGGTGGATATGTATCCAAAGATTCTTCTCCTATAAAACTCGCCGTATAACCAATCATTTCAGGAAGTTGTGTTGCGGTTAAATACTTTCCTGGTCTTGTTTCATCTAAAAAAGCATGGCTTCTATCTCCATATAAACCATAGGATGCAATGTAAGTTTGTTGAACATTTTCTCCGCGAAATGATTTTATTGGATGTCTTACAATTTCTTTTAGTTCTCCAATTATCATATCCCTACTCCTTTTTTATCTAATTTTATACTTTAATTATATAATCAATTGGAAGTAGTTACCTTATGAATATCGTATACATGCTTGGTTAACATAACGTCTCATTATCGACAGAAAGGAACCTTCTATTTTGTTCTATGGATCTATGCATTTTTATACATTCCTATCCTAGCGCGATTTTAGGGTTATTGTTTGTTACTGGATTAGCCAAAAAACTGTATAAAACCTTGCATACTTTTAACGTGTTTTTTCAAAAATACTACGATACCCCTAGATTTTAAAAAAAATAAACAATGATTAGATTTTAAACCTAGTCATTGCTTTATCCATTGCATCTTGGTTAACACCTATATAACGTAACGTGACCTTCTCTGACGAGTGATTGAATATCTCCATGAGTAATGCTATGTTTTTTGTTTGCATGTACATATGGTACCCGTACGTCTTTCTTAGGGTATGCGTTCCGATTTCATCTAATCCAAACTCTGCCGCTGCTCCACTTAATATCTTATATGCCATGCTACGACCTATTGGACGATTCCTACCTTGTCTACTTTGCAATAAGTACTCATTATCTTCTCTTTCTTCAATAAACCATTTAAGTTCTCTTTTCAGTGCTGCAGTAATTTGTATTCGTTTCTGTTTCCCTGTTTTCTTTTCCCTCATAGATATATGACTGCCTTTAACATCCCCTACTTTCAATTTCAAAATATCTGAGATTCTGAGACCTGTATTAATACCCATTATGAAGAGGATGTAATTACGTAAACTATTTTCCTTAAAATATTCTTTTAACTGCTGTATTTGCTCTGGATCACGTATCGGTTGAACAAAATTCATTATTTATTACCTCCAGTTTCTTCTGTCTCGTAAACTTCTAATCCGAGTGCAAAAGCAAGTTTATAAAACGCTTTAGACTTCCAACGTCGATAAGTGCGCTCTGACATCCCTATCTCGTTATAAACCATGTAGTCACACACATCCTCTTCTTCTAAATAACGTTTATAAATAATATCTCTTTGAATACTTCCTGCACGTCCGTTTCCTAATCGATTTAGAAACTGATCAATACTTAATGACATTTTTTCAAGCCACTCTTCTCGTTTACTTTGTTGAATATTTGCTATAGCAACATCTTCTAACGGCTTACCAACTGCATGTGTAGGACCGTGCTCGCGTATTTCATAAGAAGGAGTGACTTTCATTTCTTTACGCATCATCCCAAATTGTCTATGTATACGTACGCTTTCCAACACACCTTCTAATTCCTCTTGTGTCGCTGTTCTATCAATTTTTGGTAAGAAAGATAATTGTTTAGTCATGTAAGACCACTCCTTTTTATTTTTAAATTACTTTTGTCTTATAGCTCCACGTCTTCTTTCATAATAAGGTCTATGCATCCCCATTAAATCCTAAATTTCACGAGTACTTAATTTCTCTTTTTGTTTTTTCTTGTTTTTCTTCTTTCCTTGCTTGGATTGCTTTTTCCATTCGCGTAATTGGGCTTTTAGTGCCTTCATATTTCCCCATCTCCCTTTTCAAAATAAAAAGGACACCTATTCCTAAAACAGCTTTAATGGCTGCCTTAATGAATTGGTGTCCTCTAGTTTTCTAGCCGGACTATATTTGATTACTTTTAGCTTTCTTGCTTCCCTTATAAAATCCATATTTATGATCAACTTCCGAAATCAAAATTACAAGTACCAAAATGATTCCAGCTTGTATGAAGCTTTTCGCATTACTAAAGGTCACAAACATGATGATTAAGTAAAGAGCCCAATACATTCCGAAAAACTGTTTACCATTCATTTTCTATCCCTCCAGTACTGTTATTTTATTATTCCAGCTTTCACAAAAATATTTCTCCAAGCGTTATCAACTTGATATTTTTCTACTGCCTTTGTGCGACGAGCAATTGCTTTTCTAATTTTTCTTTTCTTTAAATCAGTCATTCTCCTAACCTCACTTTCTATTAAAAGGATTATTTTATTAAGTTATGTTTCTTTAACAAAAACCAAGTCTCCATGCCTTTTACATCTCTCTCGTGCACTGGCATTACATATATCTCTTCATTTATTAACAGTTGGAACTCTACACATTGTTTTTCTTTGTTCCATCCGTAAGATGCCATTGGAACCATTTTCGGCTCTGTTTTCCCTTCCATTTCTCTTCCTCCCCTGAATAAAACTCAATATTCCGTTCATACTATAAATACACTTGAGTTCTGAACTTCCTTCTTAACGTTTTTTCGGAGAGCAGTTAGCTTTTGCTAGCTGCTCTTTTAATTACACATTTTTGTCTTAACACTCATATATTATTGAGAATTAAAAAATCATTTCATGTATAAAGGGAAAGTATTCTTTTTCATTACTCCACTCCCTCTTTAAATACCACTGTTTGAATAAGGTGTTTAAAGAGGGAATACATTTAAAAATCTTGGTTACACTGTAAACAGGCTCGTGAATAGCCAATTTTACTAATACCCACTCTATGTCTATTACCTTGGGCCGAGCAATTAGCAAAAGCTAATTGCTCTTTTATATTGAGTTAATAATAAAATTTAGGTCTTATTCCTTTTCTACATCATATATTTTTAACCTAACCATCCAGCTCAAAGTGTTACCTCCTATCTTAAAGAGCACTGATGCATGGTGCTCTTTTTAGTTTCCTTATTTCTACAAAATGAAATTTTTATACAAAATACACACAACTAAATTCACATAATTTCATATGATATATTGCATCATTTCTTTTTAGAATGGATAGTCGTTACAGAAGGGCGCTTTCCGAAGCGCTCTTTTTTAATATCCCCTGCACTAAATAATTTTTGAATTATATCTTAATTTCGAGAACACTCACAAGTCATAGGTTTACAATAAGTCTTGGTCAGAAGAGCACTTATATATGGTGCTCTTTTTGGTATGGAATTTAAAATAGAGGCTTGCTCTTAAAACCTATTATGTAATTTTCATAGTTTTTTTCCTTACACCCCTGTGTCTGTTTACTCATAAGTTGTTAAAGTATAAATATAAATTGATAGTTAATTTATAAGGGAGGTGTAAAAATGAGTAAATTTAAAAAGCATTGTTGTCACATACCCTTTCCTTTACCTCAAATAGGGCCTACTGGATTAACCGGTGCTACTGGACCTTCGGGACCTACTGGAGCTACCGGACCTTCAGGTGGACCTCGGGGACCTACTGGAATTCAAGGTAACCTGGGACCTACTGGACCTCAAGGTATTTCTGGACCTCAAGGGATTCCTGGGATTTCTGGATCTATTGGTCCAACTGGACCTTCTGGAATTCAAGGTATCCAAGGCATCCAAGGCATTCCTGGCATTCAAGGCCCTATTGGACCCACTGGAATAACGGGAGTCACTGGAATTCAAGGGATTCCTGGCATTCAAGGGATCCCTGGCATTCAAGGCATTCAAGGGATTCCTGGCCCGACCGGACCTCAAGGGATTCCTGGCATTCCTGGTTCTGTAGGTCCAACTGGACCTTCTGGAGCTGTTGGACCTACCGGCCCTTCCGGGGGACCGCCAGGACCAACGGGCCCGACTGGACCTTCCGGGGGACCACCAGGACCAACCGGAGTGACTGGCCCCACTGGACCAACTGGGTCACCAGGACCAACCGGACTTCAAGGTATCCAAGGTATCCAAGGCATTCCTGGCCCCACTGGACCTCAAGGAAGTCAAGGGATTCAGGGGATTCAAGGTAATCCAGGGCCTATTGGTCCTATTGGACCCACTGGAATAACTGGGGCAACTGGAATTCAGGGTATCCAAGGTATTCAAGGTAATCCAGGACTTATTGGACCTATCGGCCCGACTGGCCCAACTGGGCTTCAAGGTATCCAAGGCATCCAAGGCATTCCTGGGCCTACTGGATTACCAGGAACCGCTGGAGCTACCGGACCTACTGGGCCTGCCGGTCTTACAGTATCTGGCTTATCCCAGTATGCTTATGTTTTCAATACAGCAGCTCAAGTTGTTGCCTTAGAAGCACCTATTCTTTTTAATTCACACGGTAGAATCACATCCGGTTTTACTCATACGCTCGGAACTTCTCAGATGACAGTTATTAATGCTGGAGATTATAAAATTTCTTTTTCTGTATCAGGAGTTGAACCTAATCAATTTGCCCTCTTTTTAAATGGGGCTCCCGTTACCAACTCCATTTATGGATCAGGTGCAGGTACTCAACAAAACAATGGGCAAACAATTCTCACTTTAGCAGCAGGTGATATTATTACCCTTAATAATCATACTTCCGCTGCTGCAGTTACTTTGCAGACTTTGGCGGGTGGAACACAAACAAATATAAATGCTTCAATTGTAATTGAAAAATTAAATTAATTTAATCATTTATTTCTTGAAACTCTGCCAGTAAATAACCTGGGATGGATTCTTTTTTCAACAAGCAGTTAGCTTTTGCTAGCTGCTCTTTTTTCCGGACAGGTACCCATTTACTTTAAAATGAATAAACTATCTTGAACCCTATCTTTACAGACATCTATTGGTTCATCACTCACAAACATAACCTTAATACACAGAATGTTTTTTAAGCGAGCACTCTGGAACAAGTGCTCGTTTTACTTTGGCGTTTTTCTACAAAATGAAATTTTTATTAAGTTTTCTATTAATAACATGTATTGATTTCTTTTCTAAATTAATTTAGAGATAAATAGTTCACCGGTGAACTATTCTATGTTAAACTAAATTAAAAAAGAAAAGGGACGAGTATTATGAGTTTAAAAAATCAAAGTTTCAAACAAGCAGGAGAAGTTGTCCAATCATTTGTAACAATAAACAAAGAAATTATAAAGTTCACACATCAAAACGCCTCCAGTTTAGGATTAACAGTACAACAAATGGGTATCTTAAATACAATTTATGCACTCCCTAATGTTACTCTTAAAGAGATTTCAGAACGTCTTTCAGTTCCTAAAAGTACAGTGAGTGTGAATGTAGATGAATTAGTTAATCTACAGTTCATCGAGCGAAAACAATCAGATGAAGATCGTAGAGAAATAAAATTAAAGGTAACAAACCAAGGACAAGAAGCATCGAAAAAATCCATTGAAAACTCTACTTCCTACAAGGCAATGGAATTAGCACTACAACAACTTCAAGAAGATGATGTCCAAACATTATTGCGTATTCATAAAGATTTATTAATCTCTCTACAGCAATTTCGTTAATTGATGTAAACCATTTTAAACATAAATTCTAATTCTTATTTTTCAAAGAACTGAGCAGTTAGATTTCACTAGCTGTTCTTTTATTTAAAATAACGTTTTTATTAAGAAATTAGTCATTCCAACTAAAACGGATGTAATGTTCGTAATAAGATCCACCTTAAATTCAACTTTCACACCATCCATTAATTCTTGTAACTTTTCCGTGAATGGTTTTGAGTGCAGAATATGCTTGTCTGGATTTTCTTTATGAATTTGATATCTATAACCTGAATATCCATTTGCAGCACTTTCGATTATTACGCATTCCATTTCCTCTGCAAATTCCAATACCTTTTCATCAATGACTTTTTCTTGGAGTTCTTTCAAATTCCCTACTAAGGACATTTCCATTCTCCTTTTTCTCAAATAACGATTTTGTTTTAAATCCTCACATTCCTAAAAAACATACATACAGTATCATGAGGTATTCTTTTTTATTTTTCTTAAGGAGCGCTTTAAAAAGCGCTCTTTAGTTTTTAAATAAAGATTTTGTTTTACTTTTGCTAATTACCCTTCCCTTGTATAAATGCACCTCTTTTACATACCATATTAAAATCCAAATAATTCTCTTTTAGGACGGTACTAATATGAACAAGGCAGTAAAATACATTTTAATCTTCTTTTGTACGGTGTTTTATATTGTAATTATTGGCAGTATTGTCTATCAAAACTTTGTTCAAGAGTATTTTATTCCTCCAAGCAAGAAATCTAAGATTGAACATAAACATTCATAATTAGCTATAAGGAGCGCTCCACAAGACATTCTTTAGCTTTAAAATAAGACTTTGTTTAGTTTCCATTAACCATTTTGATTCATTTGCATACAGTATTATCACAAGGAATTTCACAGGTTGCTCTGGTCCAGTTACCTTGAATTTCTTGCAGACCTTGTGGGAAGAATCCGTTTGTAACGAACGGATTCTTTTATTTATTTTTCATACAAAATCTTTTCGTTTTTCTAAAACCTAATTTACCGATTACGAATAAGAGATTCCTTTTAAATGTTCAGAAGAAATCTCTTATTCTTTTGTACATAAATAGACTCCAATACATATCTCATTTTTTAAAGTTACTTAATTTTCCATTGCAATTTAAAGGGCTTAAATTCATATAAAATAAACTTTAAATTCCTGTATGAAGGAATATTGTATACACAGCATTTTGCGTAATACCTGGCGTTATAAAAAGTGATATTGCATCACCTCTTGCAACTATGTCACCAGGTATTGTACTACTCCAAGCAACTGTAGCAGGTGCTATTACTAAATTAGGGTTAAATACTTTTACAGGCTGTGCACCAATATCAGAAGGGTTAATAGTCAGTATAATAGTCCCACTAATCACTGCTGTAGTTGTAAAAATAATTGTAGATATTACTTGGCCAGGCCCCGGCGCAGCAAGATTAATAGGAACATTTTTACAGACTTGCATTGTATATACTCCTATTGGTAAATTATTAATACTTATAGAAGCAGAAAGAGCTACAACACTACCAGCTCCGCCAGTTACATAAGGAATGTCTTGAGAATCTGCACCTGGTGATCCAGATACACGTTGAAACCCTGCATTAGTACCCCCAAAAAGAATAGCTTTTGTGGAAAGTGTACTAGCAGGGCCAGGTGGACCTTGGATTCCTTGAGGTCCGGTTGGACCTGGAATACCTTGAATACCCTGTAAGCCTTGAATACCTTGAAGCCCGGTCGGACCTGTCGGGCCAAAGGGACCAGTCGGACCTGGATTCCCCTGAATCCCTTGAATCCCTTGAACACCAGTCGGACCAGTTAGTCCTGTTGGGCCCATTGGACCTGGAATGCCTGGTATTCCTTGAAGTCCTTGAACTCCTTGGATTCCTTGTGAACCAGTTGGACCTGGAATACCTTGAGTACCCTGCACCCCTTGAATACCTTGAATTCCAGTTGGGCCAGTCGGACCTGTCGGGCCAGTTAATCCTGTTGGACCTCCAGCTGGACCCGTTGGACCGGTTGGACCTGGTGGGCCTCCGGCTGGACCCGTTGGACCGGTTGCACCAGTTGGACCTAGTGGGCCTCCGGAAGGGCCGGTAACTCCAGTAGCACCTTGAGAGCCTGTCGGGCCAGTTAATCCTGGAATACCAGGAATACCCTGAGGGCCAGTTGGGCCTACATCACCTTGAATGCCTTGGATACCTTGAACTCCCTGAATCCCTTGAATCCCTTGAAGTCCAGTTGGGCCAGTTAGTCCTATTGGGCCCATTGGACCTGGAATGCCAGGAATTCCTTGAATTCCTTCAACTCCTTGAAGTCCAGTAGGACCAATAGGACCCATTGGACCTGAAACCCCTGGAATCCCTTGAAATCCTTGAATTCCTTGAGGTCCAGTAGTTCCTGGATTCCCTTGAATCCCTTGTAAACCCTGCGGGCCGGTTGGACCAGTTGGACCGGTCGGGCCTCCAGCTGATCCAGGTGGACCAGTTGGACCAGTTGAACCAGTCGGGCCAGCTTCAGGAATTGGTAAAGCACATGGAAATGGTATAAATTTACCTTTTTTAAAGCAATCCATTTTTTCAACTCCTCATAATTCTTCAATATTGAATCCTACAATATATGAAATTGCCTATAAAGAGTTAAAAAACAACCAATCAAAACATACTAATACTTCATTGATTCCCTATATTAAATTCTTAACCATTACCACATTTTTAAATTGTATAATTAAAATCGATTCCCAATATTGGCATTCTATAGTTCATAATAGTTCCATCTCTCACTCACTTTTTCTTAACAAAATTCAAATTTGGTCTTACTTTACATCTACACGTGTTTGACTTGCTTCTCGACTAAAACCATCAGGATATCTTTTAGCTAATTTTGCAATATTCATTTCAGCAATATCTTGTAACGTATATCCCAGTTCGTGTGCCATAATTGATAAGTAATACAGAATATCTCCAAGCTCTAAGACTAATTTATAAGTGTTTCCATCCTCTTCTCCTGGACAATGCGATGGTTGGAAACCATGTCCATGATAAATTGCTTTTTTTACAATATCGGCAACTTCACCAGCTTCGCCTGTAAGTCCTAAAGCTGCATTTGAAACTCGTTCTCCAAAATCAGTTTTGCTATTCCAAGTTCGTAAAGTTGCTTCCTGATAATCATTTAATTCATCAATCGATAAGATACTTGCAATCTGTAAAACTGTAGCTTCATTTATAACTTGTTCCTCATTTTTTGCTTCACTCATTAATTTAGTTGCTTCTAATACACCATTTTCCATAATGTTCATTTTGATTTCCCCTTCCTATTTAGCAAATCCCTAATCCTATTGGACGATTTTCAATTAAATACTTATCAGCTTGATCTATTACAAGAAGTGCAACTTCCGCTTGGTGTCTCCTTAACGCTTTTGCCATCTTCGGCAAACTCATACCTTGACTCCACATTTCACGAAAACGTACTACATCTCTTTCATCCCAAATGAAGTTAGCTTCTTCTAAAGCGATGTATATTTTTAACCGTGATTCCTTCATCGCTTTATGATTTCTTGCTACACTCATAAGCGAACCTACTTTCTAAAATTGATTATTTTATCTTTTCAGTAAACTTAGTATCTACACGATCAACTTTACCGTTTACCCAAACCGCCACTTGCTCACCGAATCCACTCATTGGCGGATTTACTGCTGTTACATTTCCGTCCTTCACTATTAAAAGTTTGTTGCTACTAACATCAATTTCTATTTTTGTCATATGTCCCTCTCCCTTTTACTACCGCATGTACTCGACAACATCAGGCTTAAATCCACTCCCTAAATAAACCCGTACCGGAATTATTTCTTTTTTATCCCTTGCTGCCTTACACAATTCTTCAGCTGTATCCCAATTAAAAAACTTATCTACAGCTCTTTGAAATCTCCATATTGCCATTACATATTGTTCAAAGATGTCATAGCGATCATCTTGTTTAGTTGTGCGTGGTAACTCATCCGTACACTTTGCATTCGTTGGAACTTGGACGCGTACATCAGCGTATGTAGTGCGTCCAGTTCCTCTCTTCACATTTGCCTTCATTACATCGAACTCACAAATTGCTGGCTCTACATCGAAAATATTTAGCTGCTTAGGCATGTGCCAGCCCACTCTTCTGAATAAAATCCAGTAATTCACTTGCCCCTTCCTTGCTTAAAAACATTCGGCCACCTAGCAACTCTATGTTGGTTTCAGAAACTTCACCCGTTACAAAGCATGACTTTTCATATTTTCTTAGAACAATGTTTTCACCCTCAACATGAAAATCTAGTGCCGTACCTTCGACAATCCCTAAAGTTCTGCGTAACTCTACTGGAATTACTACACGACCTAGCTCGTCCACTTTTCTTGCAACACCCGTGTTTTTCATATCTTACTCCCCTTTAATATTTTTATATTTATTTAGAATCTCATCCAAACGTTTCTTATTATTTTCAAAATCATCGCTTTGAGTTTGCTGTGGCTGCTGTATTGGCTCTTGTTCTTCTTGTTTGCGTAACCAATCCGGTACAACTTCCGTTCGTTTGGAATAACCTTTACCAGTACGTTTATTGTTTTTCTTACTCATTTCAAATCGAGTATCTAAAGCAGCAACCTCATTTAATGTTTTTACTTTTTCCTTTTCCCAACTACTTAAAATACTGCGGATATATCTCCACTTTGGTACATTTTCATCAATTGCTTTATTAACAGCGTGAATAACTAATTCATTACCGAATCTATCGCAAAACTCACCTAATTCTTGAATTGCAATTTCACTTAAAGGAATTCCCTTTTCAAGTAAAAAGTTGTAACTAATTTTAAATTCTTGATCAATTAATTTCTGAGTTGAGGTAGCATCATCATCATTTATATTTGTAGTAATATTTGTAGTAATCTCTGTATTTGTCTTACGTTCTAGTGTAAGAGACTCTTCCGTTTTATCGTAGAAGGGTATTGCTCTAGAATGTAAGACCCTCTTGCTTTCTAAAGTAACAGGGCTATTACTTTTCAGTGTAGGAGGGTTACCATTTCCCCAATACATAATGGATATTTTCTGAACCATTTCAGGTACAGGTTCAACATACATAACGTTATTACACCTAGTTCCGTTAACAAGAATCGTCCTAAACTCAATTTTTATAAGTCCACGTTCTTTCAGAAAGTCACACGCTTCTTTTACTTGTCTTTTTGTAAATCCAAATGAATCGGCTAATTGTTGATAGCTCTTTTGAAGCGTGTCTGCCTTAAACTTTTGCTTATATTGAACTTGACTAGATTCTTCACTTCTTACTTCAGTAGGTTTATACCAATAAACAATTTCTCCTAAGATAGTAATTGCAACAATATTAGGTTTACCATTATCTAATGTAAGTGTTTTAAACCATCCATGATCTATAACATTGCCACGAAAATTTATTTGCCCTATTTGTAATACCTTGGTGTTCATAGTTTTCACTCCTTTTCATAAAACCAATGTGCTATCTCCCTATTTTCCGTGTTATACTTATAACAACTTATTTTTTGAAAAGGACCCACTGCAATGGGTCTTTTTACTTTGCTTCACATCACTCCAAGCCCATTGTTTTATCGGTTCATAAGTTATGTAAAACAAACATGAACCACATGCAATTAATATCGCTAATATAGCTAATGAGGTTGTATCTTCCACTAAATCACCTCCTTTTGTGCTTCAAGCCAAGCTTCTAAATCCTTTTGCAAGAAAAGTAATTTACGTCCTTCCCTGATCACTGGAAAATGTGGGTGATTTGCTAATTCATACATTCTACAAACTGCTATATTGAGGTAAGCAGCTGCTTCTTTCACCCTCATTACCTTGTTTGGTTGTGATTGTTGTTGGAATGAAGCTAAAGCTGCTTGAATTTCTTCGCGAACAACTTCGCGGATTGACTCTTTAATGATTTGATCTAATCCCATTTTGTTTTGCTCCTTTCTAATTCACTTAACCAACCATAACTTAACCAAAAGTTAAGTTATGGACAAAAAATTTTAATTGCATCTAACTTCACTTTAAAAAACTCAGCAATTTTCACAATTAAATCATAATAAGGTCGACGCTTCCCGTTTTCTATATACCAATAATAAACTTCAGTAATACCAACGGCTTCAGCTACTTCCTTACATGTATATCCCTGTTCTACACGTAGCTGCTTTAGAGTTTTCATAAACAACTCCTCTCTTCCGTTTTTGTTGTTAATTACATAATAACTTAACCTAAAGTTAAGTTCAAGTGTTTCCCAAAACTTTTTTCAAAAAAATTACCTTTCCACTTAACTGATAGTTAATATATAATGACAGTGTGACACCATAATAGTAATTAAGAAAAAATAATTTCATATAAAATAAACTTGGGGTGTTTTTTATTATGTTTAGTCATGAGAGATTGAAATCATTAATTGAAAAGAAGAGCATCACCCAACAACAGTTAGCTGACGAAATTGGTGTTAGTCATGTTTCTGTTTATAATTATGTCGAGGGAAAAAAAGCACCCGGTACACGTACACTTCAGAAGATAGCAAATTATTTAAAAGTAACAACAGATTATTTGTTAGGTTTATCTGATTCACCAGATTTAACAGCGGGCGAAGACTTACAGTTAACAAAAGAAGCACACGAAATTCTTCAAATCATTAATGACTTACCTGAAGAACAACGAAAAAAAGCATTAGAGCAATTAGAGATGTTTGTGAACTACGAGAAATCTAAAGGAAATATGTAGTATAAAAAGACTATCCAAGAAAGTTAGATAGTCTTTTTTACATGACTTTTTCTTTTTTTGATTCACTCAAACAAATAGAAAATAATTTCTCTTTTGGATTATCTTCTTCTTGCAAAAGTAATAAAGCTTGTTTAATTAGATTAACTTCCCCTTCTTTACTTTTCATCTTCTTCGATCTCCCTCTTTTTATTTTTGGATTTTTTTTACAATAATTTCTTTTTTCTTCTTTCAGTAAAAAAAGAAATTTCTCCTAAAATTACAAATGACATCGTCAATTAAGACGATGTCATTTGTAATATATATACCTTTATTATGTATTTTACCAGCCGCCACCAGGGTCAACCATCATGTGTTGAATTGTAGGTTTTGAATTATTTGTACTAGGCTTTTCTTTTATAGAATCAGTGTTAATGAATAATGTAGCAGCTATTAATAGCGCAGGAATGATTGTAATTATTTTTTTCATTATGTCACCTCTTTCCGAAGACAATTATACCAATTATTCAAATTAAACCCAAGTGTATTTTTGGTAAATTTGAATAAAATATATTCCCTGATTTTTGACACATCAAAAGAGAACGTTTCATTAACTCTTCTTTTTTTGTACCTTCATATGTTAAACCTAAATATGCAGTCTGTATGTCTGTTAATCTTCCATTCTTCTCATTTAATTGATTTAATAGTTTTCTCGCTTCAATCTTCTTACCTTGTTTAATCCTTAAATATGCTAATTCACCTGGATGGACAACATCTAAGCTACTAATTCCTTTATCATGATGAATCTTTAGAAATGATAATGTATGTTGCACCATTTTTCTTTTTCTCTCAATTCCATTAATCTTACTATCCCCTATCACTTCAAGAGTCTTTTCCAAATAATATTTTGCCTTCTCATATTCATTCGCTGAAAAAATATAAGATTCACCTAACTTTAAATATGCATTTACTTTTGGAAAAGAAAAAAAGTTATCCCATTCAAGATCATCTAATAGTTCCATGCTAAAATGTCTTGCTTCACTGACTTCACCACCCTGCAACGAAGTAACGGCAATGGCTTCTTTATATCGTAATTTATAACATTCTCGAATGTACCTATTACTTACTTTATTTATTTTTATTTCAAGAGATTTTAATCGCTCATTTAAAGAAGTTAAATTACCCGATTGATATTGCGCTTGGCATAATAAAATTTCAATTAACACTTCCATCTCTGTTGTTCTTATTGATTTACTTTCCAGGCTTAATGCCTTATGGTACTGTGTAGCATCAATCTCACCTATATATCGTTTATATATAATTCTATACACATTAGCAAATTCTCTATTTTCTGCTACCTTTGATTGTGATTCACTATTGATAATATTAATTAATAGATTAAACTTTCCCCTTAAAGCTAAATCCTCCATTGCCTCACGTAAGTTTTCTGATTTTGGTTTCGTTATATATATATAATCTGTTAATAAATTTTCTTGAACCTGTATGCCTTTGTTTAATAGGATGGCTGTCTTAGAAAGAAAGCCAAAACTCATGTCTGTGTTACCTTTAAAAACTTTTGTAACAGTACTTGGCTTAACTCCCCAATAATTTGCGAGTTTATTTTTTCTTATTCCAGCTGCACATAACTCTTTTTCAATTTGATTTAGAGCTTTCCACATGTTTTGTCCCCCTTATTGGAACAAGACACACTTCCCTATCATGAAAACGCACCTTAATGATGAATTACATCTAAAAGTTGTGTTATACTAGCCATATATGTTACGCATAGTCGTAACTGAAAGGCTCATGGCAAATGTTTTCCCTACTACAATTAGGGCAAACGGTGTAAAAGTGTTCCCAGCACAATTACACACGCTATGGGTCTTTTTCGTTCCGTCAAATTATATTATTAAGAATATTCTATCACAAATAACCCAAACATCTATTCTCTTATATTCTGAAAATACTTGAGAAAGTTAAAAATACTAATATAAGTCTAGTTTTTTGACAGTTAAAAATATGAAATATTGCATTTGATAATCGGTTTATATGTAACTATAGTGATAGCAAAAGTTCAATTATTCTTTTAGAGATGTAAAGTTAATAAATACCTATTGAGATTTTATATTAAAATTACTATCCTGAACCAAAATAGTACAAGTTTAACTATTTCCAATTATGTAATCATTTAGTTTTAACTGTATATGCCATAATTTAAGAATAAGAAAAGCCACTCATCTAAGTGGCTTTTCTTATTCTTAATAGACAAACTCAATCTAAATTCATCATTTTCTTTAGGGTATTTTAAAAATGAACATAATTATGATTTTCTACTGAATGGCCTTTTACTCCAATCTGCAGATAAATTATTTAATAAGAAAAGTGTATTTGGAACTGGTGATGGAAACCTCGCAGCTTGAAAATTTGTAAGAAGTGGAGATGCAATAGCGCCATCTATGGTACTACCAGCTTGAACTTGCACCATATCCCCTGCATTCAATTGTACAATCGTAGAAACTGTTACCGCATTTAAAAGCCCAGTATTTCCACCAAAAAAGCTATCATCTCCTGCTATTAAAGTACTGTTAACTGTTATAAATACTTCCGTCACATAATTTAGGGTATCATCAGTAGGACTAAAAATTATAGTAGTAATAATTAAATATACTCCATCTTGTTGCGGTATAAATGTTGATACACCATCATATTCACCATTTAAATCGAATTGTGTAGTTTCAAATGTTACTATAGACAGTGTATTAGCAATAACGGACTGATCAGTAGATTTGAAAGCTCTGAATGCAGATTCAAATCCCGTTGGACCTGTCGGGCCTGTTATTCCAGTTACTCCCGTTGGGCCTGTTGGACCTGTTATTCCAGTTGCTCCCGTTGGGCCTGTCGGGCCTGTTATTCCAGTTGCTCCCGTTGGGCCTGT